CTGCTAATCTTGGATTAACTACCGGCACCATCATTTGATTGTTTGATAGATTTAGTTTGGCTCGAATTATCTTGTAGTAATTCATATTGTCTTGCACCATTGCAGAAGTTGATGAACCACTTGCATCACCTGTAACCAAGTAAAGTGTGTTTCCGTACTTAGTCTTAATCACATCGCAAAGTTCGTAAATATCTGAATTAGCAAGTTTAATCGTTTCGATTACTCTTATCGTGTCAAATGATGGTATTTGTAAAACTGAGCAGGAAATAGGATTTTTGTTAAAGTCAAAGGATAGTATTATCTCTAAGTTTTTTAGTATCTCAACTTTGCCTAAGTGTTTGGATGGTGAATAAGCATAAGCCCACCTTGCACCCTCATTATCAAAATTAGTCCAATCTCCTTGAATAAATTGCCTTTTATACCTTTCATCCATCCTTTCCCAAACTTCCTTTTGCTCTTTGGTAACAAAAGCATTATCACTTGGTAAAGCAAGTTGATAATAAAACTCTTTGCCTAATTCTCCTTTTAAAAATGGCAAATGTATTTCTTCTTTAATCCAGGATTGAGAAGGATTGAAAGTTGCCAAAATTATAGGCTTAGGCATTTTGTCAATATACCAAGAACCAACTCTACTGTTTCCAACATTCCAAATCCTTTTGCTTAATTCCTCAATTTGTTCATAGTAGATTCCATTTGTTTCCAATCCCAAAAAAGCATTTAATTCAGGATCATGGCTAATATTTTCAGCCATAAAAAAAATCTTTGCTTTAGTGTTTTTGTTTTCTAAAAAGTAATTTGATTTATCCCTACTCCATTTGTAATTAGTTGCACCATCTATAATCTTTTCAAATGTTGGAATAATTGTTTTTACTAATTTAGGAAAATCAGAACGGATAACGTGCCATCTCGAATTAGGGTACATTGAAGCCAACCTTAAAAATATTGTTGCACAAACAAATGATTTACCCCCTCTAATAGCACCTCCATACATCAAATTTGTTTTTTCAGAAGCCCCTTGAGCAGAAGCCATTGCCTGAACATAAAACTCGTATTGTTTTGGATTCGATTGTAAGTCAACAATCATATTTCTATTTCAGTTCCATCAATAAATTTAATTTTTGTTGGAGGTTTATCGCTTTTTAATGTGGTTTCTTGCTTTGTTGGTGCGTAATCACCAACCATTTTATTAAGTTCTGCTATTGCTTTTATACGTTCACTAAAACTTGGCACTTCTAAAACTTCAACCAATTGCCCTCCTGAAGCAGTTTCTTGCTTTATACTTATTTCACCTCTTAAAAGTTTGGATAAATAAACCATCCTTTCATTTGCATCGGCGATTGAACCCTCAACAATTACATCAGCTGCTTTTTCATTTGCTAAGTCAACTATCTTTTTGTTTTCGGATTGGAGTTCAGAAATGTATTTTTGAATTTCAGTAGATTTAAGCAACCTTGAAGCTGCTGCCCTTGCAACACCATTGTTTTGTTTTTCGTAACCAATACAATAAGCATTAGTGGCATCCTTACCACCTACAAATTCATTACAAAATCTTTTTTGTTTATCTGTTAACATATTGTTGCAAGGTTGTTAACTTGCCATAATGCAAATATACAAATTATTTAATTGTCAAACGTAAATAGTAATCTTCTGCTGCTCCTTTGGTTATATCTTCTAATCTTGGACTTGCATCAATGTAGGTGCTTATTATCTGCATTCTTTCTAATTCAAGTGCTTTTTTGAACTCTAAGCGACTTTCTTCGGTAAGGTGATAGTTTTCTTCCATGTAATCTATCAAAGTTTGTACTGCGGTTTTATTTGCCATAGTTTTAATTTTTATTTGTTTTTATCTATTTTTTGTCAGTTTATAGTTATACAAATCTATATTCAAATTTTTTACCGAGTGCTTTTGCTATTTTGTGCATTACACGAATACTAACATTCCCATTTATTTCCCTTTTTTCTATATCCAATATAGACTGCCTTGTGCATCCGTACAATTCAGCTAAATCTTCAAGGCAAAAATTCTTTTTTATTCTTTCGGATTTAATATGTCCCATTAATGGAAATTTATCAATAGGCAATATCCCATTTTCCCACATCAAACATTTTTGAGACGCAAAATAGTTTATTATTGAATTGTCGAACTTAAACCATTCGCCTAATTCAGATAAATGTTTAAACATATTATGTATTTTTTTTTCTTCATTGTAACCTCCATCTATCAATGCAATTACATTTAATTTTATTGGAACACTAACTTGTATCTGAGACAGCCTTTTATGTATGTCATTTGTGCATCCAATTTTACAAAATTTATTTTCAAAAGCAATTAAGTATATCATTATGTAAAGTTTTAAGTTTACAAATATACTTATTTATTTTCAAATTGTAAAGCTATAAATATTTTTTTGTCAGTTTGTTAAAAAGCATCGTTGCCTAAATTGTTAAATGAATTGTTTACTGGCAATGGATTGCTTTTTGTTTCAATCGGTTGTTTGTAAGCATCTTCAAGGTCGTAAAACTTAGTGTAAGTTCCATTCCATCCAATAGGCAATTTACAAGTGCTGCCATTGCGGTGCTTTTCAATCATTATTAATGCCTTGCCTTCTGTTGAATTGCCTTCTGAATCGTGAAAAATATTATAATACTCAGGTCTATAAAGAAAAATAACCATGTCGGCATCTTGCTCAATATTTCCTGAATCTCTTAAATCTGAAAGTTGAGGTATCTTTTCGGCCCTTGTTTCTACGGTCCTACTCAATTGGCTTAATACAATTATTGGAATGTCTAACTCTTTCGCAATCTGTTTTAAATTAGAAGTAATATATCCTATTTCATCATTTTTATTTCCTTTAAAATCTCGGCCTTCACTCATTAATTGGAGGTAGTCAATAATAATTAACTCAATCCCTAAATCTCGTTTCATCTTTCGAGCCTTTTGTCTAAAGTTAAATATTTTTAGGCTCCCATTGTCATCAATGTATATTGGTGCCTTTTGTATTTTTTTTATTAAATCCAATGTTTGGTCCCTCTCATAGTCTTTTAATCCATTGCGGAGGTAGTTTGCTAGTGGTATGTTTACTTCGGCCGCCGTTATTCTTGCCACTAATTGATTGGAGGCCATCTCTAAACTAAATATTGCGGTGGGCTTGTTTAATACTGCAGCATTTCTTGCAAGTGCTAAGGCTAAACTTGTTTTACCCATTCCGGGCCTTGCGGCTAAAATTATCAAATCTGACTTTTGCCATCCTCCAGTGTGTAAATCAATGTTTTGAAATCCGGTACTTATTCCGCTTATGGCTCCGGTTATTTTGCTAATTTGTGCGGTCCTTAGCATCATTTCATTAAATGAATCCTCAAATGTAGCTGCTTTTTCAACTACAATTAGTTTGGCCGCCTTGTTTACTTCTTGCTCAAATTCATCTATAACTTCAAATACATCTGTTTCGTCTGAATAGGATTTCTGCAGCAAGTTACTTGATACGGTTATCAAGTTTCTTTTTAAAGCAACCTCAAAAACTGCCTGTATCTTTTCTCTAAGTATTTGATCCGTAACGTGTCCTATCTTTTGGGTAAGTTGGACCAAGTAATAAGCACCTCCAATAATATCTAATTTGCCTACTTGCTTTAGTTTTTGGCTTACGGATATTAGGTCGATGTTTATGTTGTTGTTCTTTAGTTCGATTATTGCTTCAGTTATTATTTTGTTTTGGTCCTTGTAAAATATATCGGGAGAAAATATATCAAGGCTTAAATCTAATGTTTGTGGTTGGATTAATATGGCACCAATAACAAATTCTTCTGCTTCGATATTTTGTGGAGGCAATTTGCCTAATTCTAAATCTGTATTTTGTTTTTTCATTTTTTTGTAGTTGCAAAACTTAGTGAGGTTGTTTTTATTTCTGCAGGTTTAGTTTGGGCACTAGAAAACTTTAATTCATTTGCGGACCAAGTTTCTAATCTTCTTTCTAAATTCCAAGTTTGTTCAAGTTCTTGTTTAAATTTAGTTCCTGACTTGTTTTCTTCGGTCCAATACTTGTAAAAGTTATTTAGTAGGTCCTTACCATATTTATTTAAAAAAGGTTGGAGGGAAGAAGAAAATTTTAATTTTCTTTCAATTATATTATTTTCTTTTACTTTCTTTTTACTTTCTATTTCTCTTTCTATTTGTTCCGAAGTAGGTTTCGAGATAGGTTCCGAAGTAGGTTTCGATAAGTTTTTTAAAGAGGCTTCGGTAGGCTTACTTGCTTTGCCTCCTCTTGATAGATTTAATCGAGGTTCGCAACTTGGAATAAATAGATGGGCACCATTAATTTTTATAACATTTAGGCTTACTAATTTATCCAAAATCAACTTTAATTCATCAACTGATATGGCATATTTTCGGCTCCAAACATCGTGTTTTATTTCTGTTTCATTATTATTTAGCATTGCTAAATCAATTAATTCTCTGTAAAGGCCCCTTTCAGATAGTGTCATTTCAAAAACACTTTCAGAGTTTCCCCAGTCCTTCGGGTACCAAGTATATCCAAGTTTAGCCATTACTTTAATTTTTTAACTATGAATTGAATTAATTTAGTAAGGACTTTAACCTCAGCTTCATTTAGTTTTTCGGAGGTCCTAAACTCTTGGACCAACAAAACAAATTTATCAAATGTACTCATAATGTATTAAAAAAAATACCCTCAAGTTGTTGAAAGTTCCGCCCGATTACTCGGCTTCCAACCCCTTGAGGGTACGATTGTGTTATGTATGAATCATTGGCGGAATCAATGATATAACTTCTAAATTTTAAGAACGGTTTTGCAATGTTACGGATTATTTTTTAAATCTGCAAATGAATTAAAATGCAGAAATTTGTTTCTTTGTTTCCATTAAAGTTGCAATATTCTTTTTGGCTAAATCAAAGTAACTTTCTTTTAATTCAATTCCAACACCTCTACGCTTCATTTTAACAGCTTGAAATACCTCTGAGCCTATTCCCATAAAAGGTGTAAAAACACTATCGCCCTCATTAGAATACAAATGTATAAGCCTTTCAATAGTATCTAATTGCAATGGACAAATATGCTTTTCATCGTTTTCATCTCTTGCATTTCTATACCCTTGCAAAGTATTTCCATAGTCAATATCCATCCAAACAGGAGAAGCATATTTTTGCCACAAATCAACTGGCAAATTAGTATTTGTAACTGGATTTGTTCCTTCGCCTTGTTTTCTAAAAATCATTACATAATCAGGAATCCCAACTCTTACCTGAGTAGAGTCTTTTTTTACTTGCTTATGTAATAGTCCTTTTGCTTTGGTTCTTTGCATTTCAATTACTGGGTCTTTCCAAATTGTAACTCTTGAATGATAAATAAATCCTGCTTCTTGAAAAGCTGTTAAAATCATTCCTGAAAAATCCCTTAATCCAATATATCCTTCTTTGCCCTTTTGGATTGGTAAATCCATACAATGCACCGCAACATTACGACCATCAATCAAAACTCTGTTTAGTTCTTTTATAAGAAATCCAAATTGAATTAAAAACTCTTTATAATCTTTTGAATTGCCCATATCCTCAATGTGATTAGAGTAAGTGTATAACTCGGCAAATGGAGGAGAAAAAACACTTAACCCCTGACTTTTATCAGGAACATTTTTAATTAGTTGTACTGAATCTCCTCTCATAATATGATAAAACTCATTCTTTACTTCGTCAATATTGTAAGATGTTTGTAACATTTTATCGCCTCGTAAATTGGCATTTATTGATTCACTCATTTCATTTTGCATAATTTCAAATTGTTTTTGTTTGTTATCTATTGATTGTTTTACGTTTGCCATTGTATCTGTTGTGATTAGGTAGATATTAACCTCATTTTTTTGCCCGAATCTATACGACCTCCTAATGGCTTGGTATAAACCCTCAAAACTAAAATCTAATGAAGCAAAAATTTGATTTCTGCAATTTTGATAATTCATTCCAAAACTTGCAATCTTTGTTTTTGTTATCAAAATCCTAAATTCATTATTTGCAAATCCTAATAACTTTTCCTTTTTCCATTCGTTAGAATCTGAGCCTTTAACTTCAATAGCTTCAGGTATTAATTTTTTCAATAGTTCGCCTTCTTCATTTTGTTTTATCCAAATAATAAAATTTTCATCAGGCTTTTGATTAATTAAATTAACTACTTCATCAAGTCTTTCAATTTTAGTTAATCTTAACTCGCTATTAAAATTTGTTGCTGAAATAATTGCATCATTAAACAATTGACCGTTATCTCTATCAGGTGTTATAATTTGTTTTTCAATCAAATTTAAACTAGGCAAATCGTAACCAACCATATCAAATCCAATGTCCTGTGGTTTATTTAACATTATTGCCCAAGTACCTATAAATTGATAAAATAGCTTTACAGCATGTCCTTTTAACCTCCATTTAGCTGTTTCGCCTCCATCGTGGATAAAGTACATTGATAGCATTTGATTTCTGCTCATAACGTCTAAAAATTCACTATGATTACCTAACTCCATAGGGTCGTTTGGGCTTGGTGTTGCAGTACAAGCTAATTTATAAGGTGTTTTTCTAAACAAATCTAAAATTAGATTTTTTGTAGCACCTTCAAAATTTTTCAAAATAGAACTTTCATCTAAAACAATGCCTGAGTAAATAGAACAGTCTATGTTTTCAAGTTGCTCATAATTTTGAACATCTATAAAATCCATATTGATTCCAAACTTACCTCCCTCTTGTTTAGTTTGTCCTACCACTGCTAAAGGTGCTAATATCAATACTGGCTTACTTGTTTGTATTGATACTTGATTAGCCCATTCCAATTGCATTAATGTTTTACCAAGTCCACAATCTGCAAATATTGCATACTTACCAGCTTTTAAAGCACGTTTAACAATAAATTTTTGAAAAGGAAACATATTTTTATTAAGTTCATTTTCATTAATTTCAAATCCACTTTCAATGTGTTTTTTTTGTTTTGTTTCTAAAAATTTTAAATAGTCTTCCATAGTTTATAAATAGTTAAACCCCCTATCAATGCTGTCAACCGCCAAGTTAAGCAACATCAATAGAGGGTTATTTTTTAAGTTTCTTTTCATCTTGGCGGTTATTTCGTTGGCAAATGTATTAAATTTATTTAATTAACAAATTTGTTTAACTTTTCTTTTTGCAAAAAATCCCTTCAACTCAGGATGTTCAGCTTCGTACAACCTCGCATAGTAAGGAGTATAATTGTTGTTTACCTTAAAGCCATCCTTTTTGATTTCATCGTGCTTAGTAAATCTTACAATGTGCAAAACTCCATCGGATGAATACTTCTTGAATCCTCGATTGATTAGCTGAGCAATTACTCCTTTGTAATACTCATAAACCTTTGGATATTTGGCATGATAATCAATAAATTTTTGTGGAAGTGTTTCCATAATTAATAATTAATTGTTTGTTGTTCTTCGGGATTAGGTAGTGTAATTCCAAGAAAGTCTTTGGCCCAAGTAATAAGGTTATCAATAAAATCAATAAACTCTGATTTGGTTAAGGTAGCAGTTGATCCAATCTTATCATAAGGCTCAACTTTTTCAATGTCGTGAATTTCGCCAGTGCTAACATCAACATAGATTCCATCCTCAAGTGCTAAGATAACTGATTTGCCATTTACAATGGATATAAAGCGTTTTAATTTCAAG